TGTTTTATTACTTTTTCAGCAGTTTCAACATCCATAAAAATACTATCAATTCTTTTACCTTTTTTGGTTTTGAGAATCTTTCTTATATCGGCTATTTTATTTTGTGCTTCATTTACGGATTCATCTTTTTTAGTAAATAATCTTTGAAGCTGTTTTGCAATTTTTTCAACATATTTGGCTTTTTTAGGTGCTGGTATCTTTTTTAACATACCTAAATAATGATCTATGCCTTGCATAGCATCTCCATGTGCATCCAGTTTATCTCTAAACGTTATTGATGCTTCATCTAAAGATTCGTTTGCTTTTGCCATCATATCAGCAATTTTAGTTAGTGTAGCTTTATCTTTCTTAGACAACATTTTTAATGTTCTATCTTTAGCCATTTTTCTTAATGAAGATTCCCACGAAGCTGTTGATTCTTTAACCCCCATTAAATCTTTTCTATTAGGATTATGTGAAAATACGTTTAAAACTGTTGTCTTTTTATCAGGATACATACTGTTGACTTGGCGTATAGCATCGTCTTTATCTAAAGCTGGAATAATGGTACTAAAAGGAATTGGATCTTCATTAAATTGAACTTCAAACGTCACTCTAAATTTGTTATTTTCCGCCTCTTGCATCATACTTTCATACATTTTTTTAATTGCGTCGTAGAAGTGTTCTTCTACCTTTTCCGGTTTCCCTGTATGTTTAGTTGATGCGAAATCCTTTGCGTCTTTATCTGTCATCGATGACGCCGCTTTCTTTACTGAAGATGGTGCGTCTTTCATATCACCTTGTTTGTAAGAATGAACCATTCCCATAAATTTTTGTTGAGCTTTAGATTGAGCTGGCATTAATGTGTCCTATCGTATTTAGCCATAGCATCCCACATTTCTGCCATGGCTCTTAGACCACCTCTGGAAACCCTGCTCCACTTCTCACCTTTAGCTTGTTTAAAAAGATCCTTCGCTTTGTCTTGCAAAGTTGACTTTAGAGTAGCATACGTGTACATGCCGACTCCTCGTACTTGAATCTTATCATCTTTATTTATTTTTTCATCTACGGATTCTTTTTTCTTCCGTATAACGTCTTGACCAAATCCTGGCATTTTTGCAAATTGTTTTAAATAATCAGCTGTTCTGGCATAACTTTTAATTTTTAAATTATCGCGGCCTTGTTTCATATTTATTGCACCAATTTTTTCCAACTTGTGCCAACCACTTGGTCCACCTGCGTAACGTATAATACCGTTTTTATCAACCTCTATTGGTAAAACAGTTTTTGCACCAGCATTATCTTTTACGTAAATAAATGCACCATATACTGCCGCATCACCTCGGCGATGAGCTCGCTTATAAGGTATGTGTTTTAACACTTTTATTTTTGCGTACCCAAATACTTTATTTATTTCGCTAGAAATTCTACTCAGATTTTGATCCCAATCTTGTTTTTCATTCAGTAATGATTTTAATTTGATCATCATCTATCTCTTATAATAGTTTAATAATTTAGCAACTGCTGATTTGGAATCAAATTTCGTACCTTTAAAACCAGCTTTTATTCCATCCATAAAAGCCGCTTTTAGTCCAGGCGAGTTGAAATCTGATAAATTATATTCTATATCAGATACAGCTTTTCCTATATCCGTGAGTATCTTTTGAAGATATCTTTTCATCTGCTTTGCTTTCTTCATGTCAGCTTCTGCTACTGAATCTTCTGCTTCTTTCAGATTAACTAATCCGCTTAGTTTGATCATTTCTTTTCTCCAAGTATATCATCTACGAGATTCCGAACTGCTGAGTTATTAATTTCAGCTTGAACTTTTTCGAGTACAGACATCTTTTTTATGTATGTTTTTTTGTTTAGTGACCGCTTAGGTCTTCCAATTCCAAACATTTCTGACATATAATTTTTATACTTCATTATATAAAACTCTTTAATATATGTTTATTGTATCTATCATATTCTACAAATTCTTTTTGTATATTATCTACTAAATCTTCTGATTCTGTCATTCTCGTGTAGAGATCTTCTTCTACATTTGCTAAAAAATTAGAAATTTCCATTCCTTTTGAGTTGTAATCAAGTGTACCATCTTCTATGCCTTGAAGTACTACCGCGTGGCTTATAGCACCAATTGGATCATTTGCTGCAGTTGGTATGTTGTCGTTTTCAAGACTATACATTATCATCTCTAAATGATCTTCATCATCTATACGGTTGATTATTTTTTCAAATGTATCTTCAACTTGATCTGGTGGAATTCTGTCCAAAGCGTCGTCTATATGTTTATCTAAATTAGCTTCACTTGCTCGTTGCAGGCCCTCATCTTCGTCAGGTTCTTTCCAGTCATAAGGATTATCAGATCCTTTAGTGTCCCTAGCCCCGGGGCTATCATATCCTGGTTTATCCATGTTTGGATCAGCTAGACTTCCTGATTCACCATACACATCGATCAACGCATCATTTATTATTTCAGAAGCTTCTGCGCTTTGCATTTTGTTAGCAAGGTTTTCAAAGTCCTTTATGGTAGCACCTCTGTTCTTGGCATATTCCATATCATCTCTGACCATATCTGCAACATCAGGATCACCATAGTCCATACCGCGAGCAATTGCATCATTTATACCTTCTTCAGCTCCTTCTATCGCATCCTGTACTTCAGCTTCATCACGAGTGTCTGCGTCTTTTCCTGTATCTCCACCAAATGGTTTATCTTCAGGTTCAGATGTCCCCATAAATTTACTTGTATAATCTTTACCAAATTCTGAATCTGGATCATCATCAGTTTTTTTAGTATCAAATGGATTTGCATCAATGTCTGTTACCTTGGGTTTATCCGGTGCCTTTTCAGCACCTTTAGAATCGTCTCCTCCTGCGGGTACAAATTTTCCTGAATCTGTTTTTTTAAAAACTTGGGCTTTTGAATCTTTTTCCTTACCCTTTTCTTTGTAATTGCCGTATCCAACGTGGACGTATTTATCGGCTGCAGCTTCCGAGAGTGCTTCTTTAATCAATTTACGAATATACGCTCGAGTAATAACTTTCACGTTACTCTCCTCTCATTATATCATTAATAACTGATTCAACTTTGCACCACTTACCACATGTCCTTTTAGATGGATCCACACTTTCGTTAACCGGATGCAGGAAGGCTCCATGCGTGGATGGATTAGAAACGAAATCAAATGCGATGAGTTCAAAATCAGGTTGTACTTGAACAGTATTATCTTCGTTATCTTCAGCGATTTCTTTAACTGATCCTAGACCCCGTGAAGATATACCCAACTTAATACCTGCTTTAAATAATTCTTTTAAAATATTACCAGATGGGGTTCCCAATACTTCAACTGTGCCCTTCAGATCATCTCCACTCCAATGCATTTCCATAATGTTATGAGATGCATTTTGTAAATTTACGACTGATGAATCAGGGTGATCCAGTTCACCAAGTGCTCTATGTTCTTTGATTTGTGTTTTTTCATAATTGTCAGCTTCTCTCATCAAAGTTTCTTTTGGATACACCCTCCCATTTTGATTTTTAGAATCTGCGCGTTGTAGTACACCGGAAACAATCAATTTTCCACCATTTTTATTTATTGATTCATTGATTTGCTGTGGGGTTACCTCGAAAGGTATATAATCCACTAAAAGTTCTTTACCCATGATAGCTCCTATGTCCTTGTGTTAACGTAAACAAACGTTACATCACCAGTGTTGTAGGTGTGACCAGCAGTGCTTCCACTCCAAGCTGTTGCATTAATATCTAATCGTACTGGTGTAGCATTATCACCGATATGACTAACAATTCCTTGTGTAAAACTGCCCATTGAAGACGTTGCATCTGTTGTACCGTATCTAAAACTAAAAGATCCAGTAGAATTCACCAAGACATAAGAAGCGGCTTGTGCTTCTGCGCAATTTGCTGGTGTAATGGCTTTTGATCCATGATTGACAGATAACCCCTTAGGGATTTGTTTATCCGTATTATTAGGGTCTTGTATGTATGACATTATGTTCTCCTTATGCCCAAGTGGTCCGCTTAATCCATATATCTCTCAATATAGATGCTACTTCTGTTCTGATTAATTTTTTGATACTCAACATATCTTTCGCATTTAATTCTTCATTAACTTTTTTCTTTTTACGTTTCTTTCCATTCGTAGCTTTAAAAGCCATTGGAGTATTATATCCAGGAGTCGCTGCTGTTGTTGTAAGTTCTTCCAATTCTTCTTCTTTCAACTCATTATACAGCTGTCTTATCAGTTCTCTTAAACGCTGTTCAGTCATGCTACTTTATTGAGCGCTTTTAATAGCTCGTAATATCTCATCATTTGAATTACAATTTTGTCTGGTACCGTGCGTTCACTGCCTACCTTACAAAAGGTTCCCATAGAATTAATAGCTTCAGTTAACTTTATTTTTGTAATCTTATCAGTTACTCTGATACTTGCCCGCTTTAACTGTTTTTTCAATTTAGGTACTGATTCTGTGATATAGTCCTTTAACGAACTTGTATTTGAAACGTTATTTATGTAATGTTTCAACAAAGTTTTTTGACCCTGATTTAAATCTTTATACTTCGCATTAAATTTTTCTAATAAAATTCGATAAGCAATGACTCTCAAATCACCATCTTCTGGTAATGATTTTACTTCTTCAACTAAAGTAGGTTTTTGCGTAGTAATGTTTTCAATTAAATTAAAATGAGTGATAGTTTTTTCCTCGGGTGTCAAATTATTACTATGTTCGAATAATTTATAAATTGAAGCATATACTTTATAGTTAGGTATCTTAGATGAAAATAATTTCCGCAAGTCGTATTCTTCAGATATCTCTTTTATCACATTAAACTTTTCACGTTTAAGTTGTTTTTTATTTGCTTTATTATTTGCAGTTAATACTTCAGATATAAAATAATCTGCTTTTTTATCTGTATTAAATTTTTGATTTAACAACGCATTATACAGCAACAGCTCCTTCCCTAGTTCTGTTTTTTCACTAAAACGTTCTTTTATAATTTGTAAAGCAGCGCTATCACTATCTTTAGAAATCAAATCAGCTGTTACTTGCCGAAGCAAAAATTCAAATAGTAAACCTGTGTTACGAATTTTATTGTGCTTCGCCTTCTTATCATTTTTCATGCGTATATCTCCTATGCGAGTATAGTGTCACATATATAAATATGTAATTATAATTTTTATCCCCAAAAATATTAATCATTTTCGTCATCCAATAAAGCAGATTCGTTTAATAATCCTTCTTTAGCTATGTCTTTCCCAAAAGCTTTTTTTAAGGATGCCATCAAACCTTCTTGTTTTACAATCGTAGCTCCCTTACCGGGATATAGCGGACTGCCTCCTTTAAATTCTCTCTTACCTGATGTCGGTGTCGCATATTTATTTGCTTTTTTTATGTCATCATATTCCATAGTCCCTCTATCTACATCTGGTACTCGTGGATCTTTTTCTGATCCGCCCCAGTCTCCACGTCTTGCCATTTCTTCACCGCCTTCACCTTCTTCACCAGCCTTCTCACCAGTTTCCGCTGGATCATTTCCTTCTGTAGCTATTTGCTCCATTCTAAATGCTTGTTTTTGATCTGTTATTACACCTTCAAACATTTTTGCTTTTTCTGCATCACTTAATTCAAAAATATTATTATAAACCCACTCACGTGAAAATAATTTGTTCTCCATAGCGGTGTTAGATATCTCAACTTGCTGTGTTAACAACTCGAGTTTTTCCTGCATGTGGATCATCGAAGGATTAGTTAGTTCTAAATCAAACTGCAGTAACTCTTCGTTATCGAATCCTTGAGTATACAAATGTACAATTGCAATCTTTTCAAGTTCAGCTACAACAATTTTTTGTAGTCGTTCAATTGTTCTTGCAAATCTAACATCTTCAGCTGCTAATGTTGCTTTTGATCCGATATTCTCATCATAACCCAAAAACGCTTTAGGTATTTTTAATGCAGCCATAAGTTTATTGCGCATATATTCTATATCATCAATAGCTCCTTCGTTTCCTAACCCTTGCAACGTTTCAATCTCGGTACCACTATCGCTACCACGAACTGGTAAGAAATAATCTTCAGTGACTGATTCTATATTATAACGCAGATTGTAATCTCCGGTTGTTTGATCAATAACTGGGATCTTTTTCATTTTATTTATAATTTTTTGCATGAAGTTGTCCACTTCATTTGGTGGTATGTTACCAATATCAATTTTAAAAATTCTTTTTTCTGGTGCTCTCATAATTCTATGAATTAACATTGCGTCTTCCATAAGAACTAATTGTTTCCAGACTTTGCGAGCCCCTTCTAACATTGACTTACCATACGGAATAAAATTTGAATCTGATAATAATCTAAAGTGTCCTATTTCATAATTTTGATACAGTCTTTTATCTATAGCTTGTACATTCTTTTGTCCTACACTATCTCCGGTCACTTCAAATTCAACTAATTTTGGATTCTCCGGATCGTGATCTTCTAATCTCATAACGTCGTATGGTGATATTGGTTTAGCATTAACTACACCATATTTATCCAATATATCTAGTAATAGAAAAAAGTCTCCGTACTTAACTAAATTGCGCATCCATGACCACAAGTTAAATTCTATATTTAAAACGTCATAAAATAAATTATGTAATATCTCATGCGTTTTAACGTTATTAGTTTTTATAGTTAAAATCTCACCCTCTACATTATCTATATTCGATTCGTCTGAGTAAACATCAAGCGCTGATGATATGATTGGATCAGAATCCATCAATTCATAATCTCTAAACAGTTCCTGACGTGCAACTTCATATGCATTTCGAGCATTTTGTGCTGCTGAATATTTACTTCCAAAACCGCCTTGCATCAGTTTCGTATATCTGTCAATAAAATTAGAAGTTAGTCCCGCTTGAGAGAAATTTAAATCCTTGACAACTAATCGTTCATCGGGTGTCTTACGTACAACAATACTGTTGTTAAATAATCGACCTAATCTACTAAAAATGTTATTACTTTGTTCTGCCATGTTTTACCTCTTGGTTATAATAGCCATGTTAAATCTTCTTGTTCACCGTTGATTGTGACATTCCACGGATCTCCGGCGTCTGATTGTTTCTTTTTACCTTTTGAGAATCCGCTATCGAATCCTTTGTTACTATTCAACATTGAATCCATCAAAGCATGTTGCATAGTATCCCTTTCCTTTTTTAAACGTAATGCTGTATCACGAATCCATAATGCAATGGAATATGACATAACTAAATCATCGTTATATCCTCGCATTGCTTGAGATTTTCCATTATCATATATAAATACAAACAACTCCTCAATTAATCTAATACTTCTTAATTTTGTTAACTTTTCTCTTGTATATTCTTCCATTTTTGCTACAATCAATGGTCTTGTTTTCATAGTTGTTGAAAAACCAGGGACCATATTTCTATCTTCCGTTCGATATCGATTTGTTAACATCTGACTTTCTGTATCTACATATTTTAAATCTTTAGATTGATAAAATAAATTCTTATAGTCTCTATCTATTATCGTTTGTATAGTAGCCCAACCAACATTATTGTTTTCCACTACTAACAATGCGTCATTATATTTTGTTGATAATTCAATAAGAAAATTTCCAAAGTCTGTAGTTGATAATTGACCTTTATATTCCGCCACTTGTTGTAAATCTTCTATATCAAATATTTGTGCCGCTGAGTAGTCAGTTCCATCTCCTCTTGCAACGTCAGCCACCACCATATACTGTTTGCTGTAATTTGGATATTCCCATATCCACAAATTCCTATCCACTCCACCCTTTTCTATTGGATCTGTTACTTGTGTTTCTTTATACCATTGTAAGATTTGCGGATCTACAATTGACAGACCTGATGTAAGGAAATCAGCATCACATTCTTGAGCTGCCATCGATGGTCCTAAAATTTTATCTTGTTCATCTCTCCAACTTTGATCTCTGTCAGGATGTAAATGCCAAGGTAACTCTATAAAACTAAATTGACTTTCCCCATCTATAGCATCTACCCACATTTTATGGAACCAATTACCAACACCACTCGGTGTGGATAGTACTACACAGTCACCACCAGTTGCTAATGTTTGTTGTGCTGCAGTCCATATACTCTCAATGTGGTCAATAAAAGCCGCCTCATCAAGTATCAATAAAGATAATGCTTCTGAACGACCTGCTTCCGGAGTTGCTGCTACTGCTTTTATCTGTGATCCATTCACAAACCTCAAGGATAGTTTATTATCCTCATCAACGTGCGTTTTTAACCAACTCGGCAGGTTCGTGTACATCACTCTCACCTTAGTTACAAGATTTTTTGCAGTATCTTTATCCTTAGCAATAACCAATATATTTTTATCAGCATTAAATAACATCATCCATAAAGAATACCCTGCTGAAAGTGTTGAGATTCCTAACTGTCTAGATTTTAAAATTATGTTATATCTACTTTGAGAAAAGGACTCTAGAGTTTTCTCTTGAAACGGATATAAATCAAATTTTACCTTTCCTTTTTGTGGATGTTGTATAGTACAGTACTTTCTCATAAAGTGAGCGGGATTATCCGCGCATGTTATATATTCTCTTTTTATTACTGATTTTATATTACTTGCTGTAGCCACTCTTATAGTTTTCCTAAAATAAATCCAATACCCAACCAAAGATATTGATTTTCATACCACTTAGGTGAAATTAACTTCGCCATTTTTTCATTTGCTACATCACGAGCTTTTAATAAAGTGATTTGTGAATCTTTAGCAACGAGTATTAAAGAATCAAGATTAGATTGGTCTTCCAAATCTTTAACCAAACCCTCATAATCAGTAATCAATACTTTCTGTGATGATATTAATGAATCTGCTTTTTCTATTTTACCTTTCCATTGTGCATCTCGATCTTCAACAATGGTTAGAACTTCAGCTTCAGTAAAAGTTTGTTGTCCAAACAATGGAATAACTAATAATATTGGTAATAATTTCTTCATACTATTTCTTATATTTTTTTAAAAAGTCTGCAGCTGATTCTATATCGTCTTCTTCATAGGCTTTTTCCATTTTTTTAACTTCGTTTTGTGATCGAGTAAGTTTTCTTTTTGCCTTTGTTATTTCTTTTTTATTTGTTACCTTATCTTTCTCTAACACCTTTATTTCTTTTTCTACTTCTTTTTCTTTTTTCTTATTGTCTTTAATAACAACTTCTAATTCTTTCACTTCTTTTTTCTTCGAAGCCTGCATAGCAAAAAGTCCACCAACTAAACCTGCTAATCCTATTAGCATTTTCCAAATTTTCATTTTATCCTCCCATCTTTTTTACTTGCATTGTCACGTTTTCATTAGATACTGCGTTTGCAATGTTTGTGTCAAAATTACTTTCTTCTTCAGCTGTTTCCTTCATTACAATACCCACTTCCTCTAATACACGTTTCCAACGAATCTGTTCTTGTTCATTAACCCAATCATTCCATTTACCAGCAATTTTTAAATCTACTTCAAAATTAAGTTGACAATGAAAACATTTGCTCATTCTATTAAATGTGTCCTGGTCCCGGGACTTTAAAATTAGCTTTTTACACTCTCCACACTTATCAAATCCACGTGGAGGAATTTTAGTAATCTGCTTCCTTTCACCGTTGACCTTCTTCCACTGCTTATCATTTTCTGTCCACGTTTCACCTTCTTTACGCTGTGTTATAGTTTTAGATTCGTATCCTACTTGTGGACGACGGTCATATGTACCATTAACCATAGATGATACTCGTTCAATATTCTTACTCATGCTCTCTCCAAACGTTGTATATAAGTATATACAAAAACAATTAACGCCCTCCAAATTTAATAGACCTGCAATCTGATTAACTGGTGCAAACGCTCCTGTAAACTTATAAGTGCCACCTTTGTACTTAAAAACTATTCCTTCAGATGGAACGATTTTACCCATTCCACCCAATCCTGCTATTTTATCTAATTGTAACTTTACAGTTTTTATCTTATTTATATTACCACCCTTACGCACAGCCTTAACTGCAGCATCTACTTCTTTTTTTATCTTTTGTACTGCTTTAGATGGATTCACTGCTAAGAAATCACTTACGTTACTGAGTATTTCCGCACCAAGCTGAAAAAACAATACTTCAAACGGTTTCATATTTTGTTTTTGCTTTTTCACCACATCCTGTTTATCAGTCGCAAGCACCCAATCAAGAAATTTTTGGTGTTTTGCAAACTCCTTTTTCATATGTCGTATTGCATATGATTTATCACCAAACGCCCAACGCGACATCAACTTAATTAGTTGTGCGTTTGTGATTTTTGAATATCCGTTTTGATACGCACCGTTCATGATCCACTCTTGCCAAAACATCTGATGATATAAACTTAATGTATCTGAATCATCTAAAGCATATACGTTTCGAAGCTTGTTTAATTTACCGTGATAATATTTTTTCCTTGTACCAAAGTCTTGATTTTTAGGTATCTTTAAAAATTGCGGTTTGGCTATTTTATAATGCTTCTGAATGTGAGCATTCACTTGTCTAATCATGCCTTCTAATACTCGAGCACTTCCTTTTACTTCACCAACAACCGTTCCGTTATCGTTATATTCCAATGCACCATGAAATACAATTTGCGCCACATCGTAATCCACAACATTTGCTGATTTAGGCCATAACACTTCTAAATTCATAAATGCCTTACCATTCATAAAAATTTTTGTTCGCTGTTTTTCACTTAAAGACCCTATTGCCTTTTGTAAATCTTTTGCAGCAAAAACAAATGCATCACGAATGTTACCTCTACCTTTAAATACAGATGATACACCTTTCACATCTAACGCAGTAGCCCCTTTGTTTTTTATATGACCTTTGTTTCGTGCTACCAACAACTTTCCATCTCTCCAAGAAACCATTAGATTTTGACCATCTAATTTTTCTGTGACATTATCTTCACGATTCAAGGTCCCTGATAACCCCATATCTATAATATTTTTTAAGTCCCCAAATGTTAAATTCCAATTATCAAATGGATGACTCATGTGACCGTAAGCTCCGCCCATAAGCAGTAACTCCTTTTTTCTTATTGTTAATTGTGGTTTTGGTACCAGATTCTCTGTTATCAAATTTGTCCACCATTGTTTTGTTAATGCTTGTTCTTTTAAATTTTTTGTATGTGGATGATCTTCATCGTGAAGTTCCATATCATCATGCTGGTCTTTTTCACCTTTTGGTTCAGTTTCAATAGGTACTTCGACTCTTGGATCGGTGCTAACAATTGGTTCATTTTTTGAATCTTCTATTGACTGTTCTGCTTTAAGAAAATTCACAAATTCCCATCCCAATACTGATACAGTTCTAGTAATATTCTCTCGCCATTTGTTATATGCTTCAGTACCAATTAGATCTGCCATGACAGAGGTACCTGATGATGCTCCTACCTTGCCAGCTGGGAAGTAGGAAACCGCACCGGTGGGACCTTTAGGATATAAAGTATCGTGTTCTTCAAATTCAACTTCTGGTACTAGGAAATCTACGACATACCAACCTAACTTTTCAGCTTCTTTATTTGTATTTGATCTGTAACTGTTTTGATTTCCCCACCAATATCTTGGACCATCATCCATTTCGGATGAAAATTCTGATCCAATTGTGGTTCCTGTTGAAGACCCTTCGAATAATGAAGGTATGTCATAATCAACAATAAATTTTTCAACCATTTCTTTAAACTTGACCTTATGATTTACTATATCTTGTACTTGATCAAAAATATTAACTCGTTTATGTATTCTAAATGTAGTTGCTTTTCTACCATTAATAGTTGGCATCCCATGTTTATCTTTACCGATATCTTTGACTTTTATTTTCTTATTTTTAAATTTACCTACCAATACAGTATCACCCACATTTATTGGTATATTTATGTCTTCATCGATATCACCAAATCTCTTCATCATCATCTTCATAGCGTTCTTATCAAAATATCCAAACGCTTGCTTAAATATTTTTGCTCGTACATTATTATCAACGTTAGGTTGACCTAATAGTTGCCTCAACAATGTCCCACTTATTTCTTTACCACCCACTTTTACTGATTGATGTGGTGCTACTAACACATACCCATGTTCATCAAATCCGACCATATTTTTTGTATATCGTTTAAAATACTTTCCACCTGATAACCTTCCCGCATCTTTTGCACCAAATATATAAACAACTGCAGTAGTTGCAGGATCATATTTTTTTAATACATTTTCCGCGCGATAGGGATTTCTTGTATTGACAATTTTATTTTTGGGAATACCCATCTTAGTCATGTGTGCCATTTTTTGTCTAAAATTCAGTGGATGTGTATTTGGTTTTGTTATATTTGAAGTTGCGATATAAGCTACATCTACTTTACCTTGTAACCACTTGTAAGTCTTTAAGTGATGTAAACCAAATGGTTGGAATCTGCCGGCATATACTCCAACAACTGTTTTAATTTTCTGTTCGAGCAAAAAAGGTTTTATAATAGATGTAGTAAGCAAATTCATTTGAAGTTCCCCATTGTACATATAAATATACTCAAAAATATAGAACCAGACCACAAAAATCTATAATTATTCATTATAATCCAAACCTCGCTCTATCTTTATTATATAGTGTTAGCACTTCCTGTGCGGATAAAACCGCTGTGCTGGCACCTTCCCAAAACATCATTAACGCTATTTCACCATTAAAGTAATAACCATTTGTTGATGGACTCGCATAAGATGACGTCTCGCTACCATCACCAATAATAGCATATCTTGTTGATTGACCTGTACCAAAAGCTGCAGTAGGTGTGGTGCTTGTCCCATCTGCTGCTCCATCTAAATAAAAAGTAACTTCTGGAGATGAGGCATATGTGAATGTGAACCCTACATGATGCCATTCACCATCATTACACGCAGTACTACTAGAAAGATCGTGAGTACCGCCACCATCATCAAAACTTAAACCTATTTTACCATCATCTTCTCTTATGTATAAGGTAAAATTCTCTGACTTATCAAAATCGAGTAATGCCCAATTATCATAATAGTTAACTCCAGTTGCTGCAGTTTTCATCCAACACATAACACTACAATACTCTATTGTATTTGATGAACCATAATTCAAATTAGATACTCTAGCGTAATCACTTGAACCATCGAAATCAATTGATTGATGAATATTTTCTGTGTTAGCATTTACAAGTAAAACATCATTATTAAGACCACTTAAATCACCCCAAGCAGTTCCCGTACCAGGAAAACTTTCATATATACCGGTATCTATCCACATGAGAAGTTCCTCTCTTGGAAACTGTCCACCACCTAATACATTATCGTTTAGATATACTGGCATTACTACTTCCCGTACCTACTTCTTTCTGAGTGAAAATTATACAATACTTCTGATGCGGATAGGGTTCTATTATATACTCTAACGATACCTAAAATCCCATCAAAATATTTCATAGAAGCTGACGACCCTGATGTGCTATCTTTATAACCAATATAAAAATTTTCTGTTGTGCTTACTGTTCCTGGATCTCCGTCAACTGAAGCAGCTTCAGCTCCATCAACATATATTTTAGTAACGTGACTATCATTGTATGTTCCTGCAATATGATACCAAGTGCTTGCAGTTAATGTACCTGATGATGCTTGTCGGTTAGTGTCTCCTCTTACAGCAAAATTCACTGTCGCAGAAGTAGACCTGCAAATCCCCCAAGAATTTCCCTGTTTACCTTGAACGATGATTCCACCTAATTCATTAGTAGATCCTAATTGTAACCAACATTCTACTGAAAAATCGTCGTCATCTGTAGGGTCTAGAAAACCAGTATTAGACCAATATTCATTGGTGCCATCCGGACTCCAGTACCCACTAGCAAGATCGGCAGCTTCAACGTTGTTGCCAGTCATATCGTTATCGTGACCACTCATATCATTCCAACCAGTCCCACTCTGGTCCGCAGACCTCACGTCTCCAGCATCTAACCACATTACTAATCCTTCTCTTGCGCATTCATTTCCACCGATAACTTGCCCGGTGGCGCTTGTTGCACCTATATTAATTGGCATTTAAGTTTCTCCATCTGGATCCCACGACCACTCACTACCAGTTAAAACGTTAAGTATTGCACTGTGACTATATTCATTTGATGCAGAAGATAAACTAGCTACTGAAGACGGCATTGAACCGGTATACTTTACAAATGTTTGGCTGCTACTTACATTAAGTCTTAATGCGGAAGAATCATTTTCAATTACTTGAGACCAATCAATCGATCCAGTTTCACTTGTATTGAAAATCACCCACCTTCTATCTGAAAACCTGCTACTCATTGTTTACTCCTATCCTATTGCAGTATCATAATATCTATGTCTGAATACATTATAATTATGAACGCGTTCTGCTTCTGTTAAACATCTATTATATAACATCACCGGTCCTATTTCTCCTTCAAAATACCAGCCATTATCAGAACCGTAACCTAGCTCTATATTAAAGTCAGCATCGTCAAATTCAAAATCGGCATTTAAAGTATTTGATGCGAATTCATCAAGTAATTCGGCACTTCCACCAGCGTCCCCTCTAGCAACATAGCTTTTGACATAACCAGCTGGTGTATCTCCGTCAGTAGATGTTTTGTTATTTATTTGACCTATATAAAAATACCAATTGTCTCCCTCTAAATCTGTATAAGTATAAGTGGAGTGGTAACCACCTGTAGCTGGATTATAAAGAGTTGTAGTACCAGCGTCTCCGGAAGCATATAGATATAGATATCCATTTTGAAAAAATAATGAATACACATAACCATCCAAATTTATTAAATTAGCGCTTCCGCCAGTAGCTCCGATGTAGTTTTTTCCTGTTCTGAACCAAATACATACTGTAATTGTTCCCGCGGTTGTGCTATTCCCAGTCAAATAATTTGTATATGTAACAGTAGAATCACTAACAATACTATCGTTTATTCCGTCGAATGACCAAGAAACGCCACCATCATTATCTCCCCAACTTGCGCCACTTAATGTCATACTAACACCCTGTCCCATGTCAGTTACAGCTGTAGATGAATTTCCATAATTATAACACGACACATTTCCGGGATCTACATAAAAAGAAAGACCGTCTTGAATCACTTGAGATGGTCCAGCCCAAATTCCTGTTTCTCCTGATGCTCCAATATTTATACCCATTTCTAATCGTCCTGTGGTATTAATGCTATTTTATATTTTTTACCAGATATATTATTGATTGCAAATAAATCTTCTTCACCCTCTTGCAATGTCCAATTACCTTTTGTCCCATCTACAACATTACCATTTTCCTTTTCTACGTTTGATAATTGTAAGTCAGTAGTATATATATTATTCCATCTATAAGTCGCCGAACCTAGATCATAAGCAGCAGATACAAATGGAACTAAGTTTCCGGAAAAGCTCCCAGTAATTTGAATGCTTCCGGAGATTAAAGCTGGACCCCCACCAATGTCCATGACTGTTTTTGTTCTTCCAGCCCGTATTATGACATTACCACCATATAAATCTTCTCCCGGGGTCGCGCCATGAGTATTATCACCGGCGAGGATTCTTACATCCCCACCACTTCCTACCTCGAAGGACTGACCTTGAACGGTCACATGTCCACCCGTGGATTCATCATCACCCTGAGCAACTGTCGTAGTTGGTGTTATTATAATATCATTTTCTGGGGATTTAGATCCTTCAGCATTTCTAATCCATGGGGCACTGATCCAATCATCAGCATATATACCTGCTTCAGCATTAATTACATCATGAAAATATATACTTGCAGCTGTAGCGTCTTTAGCTGATCCGCTAAACTCAGTAATTCCAGCTATTTTATAGGTATCACCTGCGTTATCATAACCTATAACAGCTTTATTAGTAAAACCGGTCCCACTCCCACTTCTAAAGGTTATAAACTGATCTGAAGATCCATACGGTTCTGTTTGGAATGATAAATCAGAGGTTATTTTTGATAAATTAGAAAATGAAATAGTTTCTTTAACAGTAAGGTTCTCAGCGCTTACGTCTCCAGCAAAATAATTATCTCCACCACCAGTGTCATCCAATTGAAAATTAGATGGATATATCCATTGTCCTTCTGCAAATCCTAATGCATTGCAAACCTTAGTTCCCCAAAATTTATATCTTTTTAACCTATCACTACTATCTAAACTATCTGTATGATGGATAACAATAGATCCAGTATAAATGTGATTAAGATCATGTGATGCTGATAAAAATACATTGGAAGCATTATCAAATTCATGCGCAGAGCTATGGAAACTGTTTATTGTAACATCATCTGAATAAGATCCAGATTTTAACTCATTTATCCTAGTAAGAATTGTTGAAGAGCTAACAGCTGATGCAGTTGTTCCATCTTCAGTTGTTTTAGCAAAAGATCCAGTAAAATATGAATAATATCTACCGGCTGCTGTTTCAATGTTTATTTTAAATTTTAAATCTGACATAATTACACCTTTTTATGCGATGCGTTCCCCAGGAGGAGGAACAGCTGCTGCTACTCCAAAAACGAACAACCCGTTTGAGCTTTTATTTGAATGATTTGTAGTTCCGTATCCAACGATTTTGTCATCTGGAATGAGTTTAATACCTCTGAAATCAGAAGTATTGGAATTTATTTCAGCTGAGCTAATGCCCCATCCACCTATGAAGCCTGCTGTGGCTTTTAACGACCCGGATACTTTAACATCCGTTCCTACTTTTACAAAACCAGTAGCTGTAGAGTATTGAATACCATCTTCTCCACCCACTGAAAATGTTACTTTATCATTGTCTCCTTCATCTATATACCAATGGTTATCACCATCACCATCGTCGTCTAGGAATATACCCCAATTATCAGCACCAGCCGTTCCAAGAATTAGATTAGCACCCCTCGTTAAACTTGTTCCAATAGTCCATGCACCAATATTACCCTTTACAGCTTGTACAACACCCGACATTGATACGTTTGAAGCGGTTATGTTATTTGTTATAACATCACCATCTGGTTTTAAATGAAACTTAGAGGAACTAATTTCTATGTTTCCGAGTGAACCACTTACAAAAGTTGAGCCTTTATCACCTAACATAAATTTGGATGAACTTAACGTTAATACTGATGTTGATGAATCATAAGCTATTCTTGGACCGTCAAAATCTCCCATGACGAAACCACCCCGTCCATGAAGATAAATACCCGCTGCGGTTGTATCCTGGGTGTTTGTAGGAGGAGGAGGATTACCCAGGGCTATATGTCCATAAGTATCTGCAACACTCATCGTTATGTTATTAGTTTTAATTCCGTCAGATTCTATTTGCCATCCACCAATTTCTCCATCAGTAGCAGTAATTGAACCACTCATTTTCATCGTGTTGTTAACAGTATCTAAATGAAAAGCACTTGAACTTATTTCTATGTTACCGTTTGAACCACTTACAAATTGTGAACCTTTTTTACCTAAGAAAAATTTGTTTGTTTCAAGACTTACATTTGAACCACTAATATTGAATCTTGAGTTACCACCATCATCTAATAAAATATCAGCATTCGAACCTGTTATCACAACTTGTCCAGAACTTTCAGTATAGCTTATAAAATTTGGTTTCTGAGGATCTCCAACTCTGAATGCGGCTTCACCACCAGCTTTTGTTTTAAAATAGTTTCCCATGTTAAGTTGAAAACCAGCATCATCAGCACCAACTGCTACACAGCTAGGATCGATATTAGCTAGGGCAAGAGATGCAGAAGCTTGACCAAGTAAACCAAAAAAAGCATCACTACCACCACTACCATCTATTACTATTATACCACTACCACTAACGATTGTAGTAGCACTTCCATTTGTAGCAGATAGTTTACCAGCTGCTATTGTGTATCCACCAATTTCTCCATCAGTTGCTGTTATTGAACCACTTAATGTAGCGTTACCAGCACTATCT